TTTAATTTCTGTTTTATCTCTTAAATCTGAAGTTACTGTCCAAGATACTTTAATATAAGCATTAGATACATCATTGTTTCCTATTACTACTCTGTGATTTGTACTTGTATCTGTTACAGTAAACGGAGAAGTAGATGTACCCGCTAATCTTCCTATCATAGTGTTATTACCACCCGTTGTAACTGCACAACCAGCACAAACACCTACTGCTGTATTAGAAGAACCTGTTGTGTTTGAACAAAGTGCTATATAACCCACTGCAACATTACTTTCAGATGTTGTATTATTTTGTAAAGAACCACTACCCACCCCAATATTTTGATGTCCAGAAGTATTATCAAACAATGATTTTCTACCAATTGCAATATTGTGGTCACCTGTATTTACATCTGAAGCACCTAAAGTACAAGCACCTAAAGCTGTGTTAAAAGAACCTGTTGTACCAAATTTTATAGCATCAATACCAAGGGCTGTGTTTTCAGTTCCTGTTGTATTAGCACCTAAAGCACTTGCACCCACAGCTGTGTTACTAGAGGCTGTTGTATTTGCATCTAACGCTACATATCCGATAGCTGTATTATTAGAACCTGTATTATATCTTAATGCCTCAGTACCTATTGCAATATTTTTTATTCCTGTCGTGACAGTACATAAAGCCCTTGCACCCAATGCGACATTATTTGAACCTGACGTGTTACAAGCTAAAGAACTCGTTCCTACTGCTGTATTGTCTGCTCCTGTATTTTTTCTTAAAGAATCTGAACCTACTGCCGTGTTATTAGCAGATGTTACATTACACATGCCAGCATTAGCACCTACGGCAGTATTATTAGCACCTGTTTCATTTTTATATCCAGAAGATGTACCAACAAACGTGTTAGCACTTGCTGTTGTGTTTGAATAACCTGCATTATGTCCAATAGCGACAAAATTTACACCAGTTGTATGACTAAATCCAGCACAAGAACCAACGGCTGTATTTTTGTCTGCTGTATTTTTATGTAAAGCTTGAGCACCCACAGCTGTGATTAAATCTCCTGTTAAATTACATTGCAGAGCTATATGACCAATTGCAGTATTGCAAATACCCTCTGTATTTTTAGTCATAGAACCATTACCCATAGCAACATTTCTACAACCTATTGTATTTGCATCCATAGCACCATCACCAATAGCATTGTTCTGACCACCTGTAGTAGTTGCACATAAAGCATCATGACCAATTGCTGTGTTTGAACCAGCTGTGGTTGATGTTAATAAGGCATCTGCTCCAATTGCAGTGTTTTGATTTGCTTCTGTATTAGCATTTAAAGATTTAAAACCAACAGCTACATTTGCTGTTCCTGTTGTGTTAGCTTGTAATGATGCCCTACCAACAGCTGTGTTTTCACTTGCTGTTGTATTTGCTGATAAAGCACCATGACCTAAAGCTGTATTGTCAACTCCAGTTGAATTTACTGATAAGCTACTTGCTCCTGTAGCTGTATTTCTTGAACCTGTTGTATTTCCTTCCAAAGCATTTATACCTAAACCTGAATTTTGCTGACCAGAAGTCATACATCTTCCAGAACCAGCACCAACAAAACTATTAAGACCTCCTGTAGTTGTGCCTTCATACATAGAGTTATATCCAATAGCTGTATTACTTGACCCTGTTGTGTTACCACCTAAAGAACAAAAACCAACAGCTGTATTACTATCTCCTGTTGTATTATTTGACGCTGAATTACGACCGACTGATGTATTACTATGACCTGTTGTAGTTGCTTTTAATGCTTGATAACCTATTCCTGTATTACAGCTTACTGTAGTAGTGTATAGAGCACATGTTCCAACAGCTGTGTTTTGTGCACCTGTTACAACAGTATTTAATGCTGCATGACCAACAGCTACGTTGGCATCTGTTGTAGTTAAATTTGCTAAAGCTGTTGAACCAATAGCTACGTTATAATCTCCTGTCGTAAGTGCAAATCCTGCAGCTCTTCCAAAAATATCATTAAATGTTCCTTCAGTAATTGCAGTTCCAGCATTTCTACCTACCGCTGTGTTTTTAGCACCTATTGTATTAGCTGCTAAAGAACAAGAACCTACCGCTGTGTTTTCTGTTCCTGTTGTGTTAGCTCTTAAAGAATTTTTACCTATTGCAGTGTTATCACTTGCTGTTGTATTACCACTTAAAGATTGTGAACCCAAACTTGTGTTATTAGAACCAGAAGTATTGGCATCTAAATTGTTAAATCCAATAGCAACATTTTCTTGACCACCCTCATTTTCACTTAAAGCACCAGAACCAATTGCTACGTTATAGCCACCACTTAATGAACCATCATCTAGTGCTGTATCCCCTAATGCAACATTACTTGTTCCTGTCGGATAGTTACCATCTAATTTTATTGTACCACCGTCAATACTAACGTTTCCATTAACTGTCAAAGCTGTTAAAGTACCAAGTGAAGTTACACCTGATTGCGCTGCTTCAACATTTAAAGTAACGTCTCCTGAAGTACCACCACCTGATAAACCTGTACCTGCAACAACTGAAGTAATATCTCCTGGTAAAGCTCCACCATTATTTTGTAGTGTTCCTACAATATTTACAGTATCGCCAGACTTACCAATAGTAACTGTATTTGCAGATTCGTTAATAATATTATTACCTGATTGATCTTGGATCGTATCTACTCTTAGAATACTAGTCATTTTCTAATTCCTTTACTCTAGCTGTTAATTCTTTGATTGCATTAACTAATACAGGTACTAATGCTTCTCCTTGATATTTTAAATTATCAGTATCTTCATTATCAATAATGACATTGTTCTCTCCTTCAAGTTCAAGAATATCTTGTGCTAAGAAACCATATCTTTTATTACCATGAGGTACTTCTTTATCTCTATCTTTTTTAAAGTTAAATGAAACAGGATTTAATTGATTTACAAAATCTAAACCATGAGGAACAGTAGAGATATTGATTTTATCTCTAGCATCTGATGTTACTGTCCAAGCGACTTTTACATAAGCATTAGTAATATTAGGATGACCAGCAAGAAATCTATAATTTTCAGTTGTTATATTAAATAACCTTGAGCCTACACTACCTATATCTCCGATAGTTACATTTCCAAAACCTGTACTTAAGTTAGGAGTTCCATTATATCCTATAATAGTATTATCTTGACCTGTTGTAATAGTATCTCCAGCACAATAACCGACTACTGTATTATTATAAGCATTTGTATTAGAACATAAAGCCAAAGCACCAATTGCTACATTAGAATACCCTGTTGTATTATTAATTAAAGCTATTGTCCCAACTGCTGTATTACTATTAGCTGTTGTGTTATTTCTTAATGCACCAGTACCTACTGCAACATTACAACAACCAGTAGTATTAACTTCTAACGCTGCACCATATGCACCAACATTACAACTTCCTATTGCAACGTTTGCTCTTCCTGTAGTGTTATTTAATAAACTAAAAGCTCCAAAAGAATTATTAGAGATTCCTGTTGTGTTAGAACACATAGACCTAAATCCAACTGCGGTTGCATAACTAGATGAAGTATTGCTAACCATTGCACTTCTTCCTATTGCTGTATTTCTACCACCTGTAGTATTAGACCCTAAAGAACTAACACCCATACCGACATTTTCTGTACCTGTAGTGTTTAACCTAACTGCAAAATCCCCAACAGCAACATTATCAGAAGCTGTCGTATTAGAACATAAAGCTATATTACCTACTGCTGTGTTATTAGCACCTGTTGTGTTAGTACACAAAGCATGATGACCAACTCCTACATTATTAGCAGCAGTTTCAACACTTTTTAATGCTCTATAACCAACAGCTACACTTCTACAAGCTGTTGTACCTGCAAACATAGTATCTCTACCAACTGCAACATTTTCACAACCTGTTGTGTTAGTATCAAGTGCTGAAAATCCTACTGCTGTGTTGTTTGCTCCTGTAGTAGTTGCAAGCATAGCACACATACCTACTGCTACATTGTTATTTGCTGTTGTGTTAGCATATAAAGAACACATACCAACTGCTGTATTGCTAGCACCTGTTGTGTTACTTCTTAAAGAACCACAACCAAATGCAGTATTTTCTGCACCTGTTGAAAGATTTAAAGCTAAAGCACCAACTGCTGTGTTACCAACAGATGTTGTATTAGTATAAAGTGCTTCTCTACCAATACCAATATTAGAACTAGCTGTCGTGCTTGATTGCATAGCACTAACACCAATTGCTACATTATTTGCACCTGTTGTGTTAGCTTTTAAAGCACTAACTCCAACAGCTGTGTTGTTGTTTGCTTCTGTATTACTTTGTAAAGCACATAAACCAACAGCAACATTTGAACCACCTGTTGTATTACTACAAAAAGCATTTGCACCTAATACTGTATTACCAAAACCTGTTGTGTTAGCTCTAGCAGCATATCTACCTACATATACTCCGTAAGCACCTGTAGTATTAGATAAACCAGAATCTTTACCAACTGCTGTTAAATAATAACCACCAGCATTAGTTTTTAAAGATTCATAACCAATTGCTACATTTTCATTTGCTGTTGTAAGGCACATTGCATTAGTACCAACTGCTGTGTTTTGTGTATTTGTTGAAGAAGTTTTTAAAGCACTAACTCCAACAGCTACATTATTATCTCCTGTAGTATTTGCATCTAGGGCTTGATACCCAATAGCTACGTTTTGGTCGCCCTCTGTGTTTGTATCTAAAGCATAACTACCTACTGCTATATTTTTAGTTCCTATGGTATTTGATTTTAAAGAACATCTACCCACAGCTACGTTTTCATTTGCTGTTGTACTACTGACTAAAGCTTTAAAACCAATTGCAACATTATTCGCACCTGTTGTACTTAAAGCTAAAGCATCTGTACCCACAGCTACGTTCTGAGAACCTGATGTAGTAGTTTTTAAAGAAGACCAGCCAACTGCTGTGTTACAACTAGCTTCGTTAGCAAATAAAGCAAACCTACCTATTGCTGTATTATTGTTGCCTGTTATATTAACACCAAGAGCTGAACCACCTAGTGCTGTGTTTTCATCTCCTGTAGTATTAGCATCTAATGCATTTACACCTAGAGCAGTATTCGTATTACCTGTCGTATTAGAACATAAAGCACACAATCCTATTGCTGTGTTATTTGTACCTTCTGTATTTGCTGTTAAAGCTGCAAATCCTATAGCTGTATTTTGATTACCTGAAGTTAAAGAATCTAATGCAGTATCCCCCATAGCAACATTATTTGTTCCTGTAGGATAGTTACCGTCTAATTTTATTGTACCACCGTCAACTGATAAATTTCCGTTTACTGTTAAAGCTGTTAAAGTTCCAAGAGAAGTTATTCCTGATTGTGCAGCTTCTACGTTAAGCGTTACATCACCTGACGTTCCACCACCAGATAATCCTGTGCCAGCTACAACTGAAGTAATATCACCTGGAAGAGGTGAACCGTTATTTTGTAATGTACCAACTAAATTAATAGTATCACCACTATCTCCAATAGTTAGAGTTGTGCCTGATTGAGGTATTACTTTATCTACTTCTACTTGACTCATTATACAATTACCAAAGTTCCTGTTATAGTTTGTGTTGCTGTTATAGAAACGGGTCCTGCAAGGACTCCAGAATCTAATGTTTGATCTTCTGAAATAGTTGAAGCATGAGTCACTACATATTTAGTAGCTTCCATTACTGGTGAAATTGTTTTCTTTGCAGGTATTGTGCAAAATACATCTTTATCTCCTGAAGTAAAATTTACTAAACTATCAGAATTTGATGAAGATATAGGTGTTGTACGTTGTAAAGTACTACTTGCACTCAAAGTTCCTTCACCAACTTCAAAGTTATTTGAACCTGATTGTACGATAGTGTAATAAGTTGTATTACCAACTCCAACTCCACTAGCGAAGCTTTCAAAACCTTGAGATGCACCTGCTAAGGTAAAGTCACCTGTACCTTGTGTGGTGCTTGTCTCTTTAACTCTGTCGTTAATGACAAGTGCCATGTACCCTCCCTATGCTAATCTTAATATTGCAGCTGAAGTAGTAAATGCAGGGAACTGAATTGTAAATGTTCCAGACGTTGCAGTCTTGTCCCCACCAAAATCTAACACGGCCACCGCATCAGTAGTACCAGAACCACCTCCCATAGTCGTGTTATAAATTAAAGCTCCTCTAGCTGTTAACGTTACACTTGTAAAAGATAACGTTGCAAAACTTGTTATTGCTACTCCTGAAGATACTTTAACTCCTTGATTGACAAGTGTTCCACCTCCTGCTGAATAAGAACCTGTATCTGAAACTTCTGTTCCTGTTGCACCTAAATTAGGTGAGTAACCTGTTGTTGATGCACCAAGTGTTGCTGTGCTTTTATACATAGCTAATTTAAATGTATCTGCTGATGATGAATCAAAATCGTGATCTGCTTGCAATAGCTCTTTTTTAAAACTATTACAAATTGCGTTTGTTGTTATTGCCATAATATTTCTCCTTTAAATTTAACTGTTTGGTGACGGTGAAGGTATTTTAACCCTTGGTACACCATCATCATATTCAGCTCGTCTTCTTCTCCCCATTTGTTGGAGAGCAAAATTCTGTACACCTTCAGTATACTTGTTTTTATATAGATTGTACATATCCATAGGTCCTTTTAAGAATGCATATGCTTCGGTCAGAACTCCATCTAATAGCATTCCTTGTTGGTAAGTTGACAAATAAGTTGTATTAGAAGATGTAAAACTGGGTGGTGTAATAATATAATTTAATTGTACAGCATAATTAGCATTAGGGGTTGGAGCTACAACTATAGAACTTTCGTCCCAATTAGCATAATATTTTGGAACTCCTGTTGCTCCCGTACCATTATATTCTGTAATAAAACTAGTGTCTCTTTTTTCCATAAAGGTTCTGTCGCCTGTTGAAATACTTGTTGTTGAAAATACTTGTAAAGATCGAATGATTAAAAAATCTGAGGGAGTAACAAGAAATCTTTTACCAGATGTAAATGCTGATGTAGCATATTTTCTAGTGTCATCATAATCAACTTTACCAGCAATATCTAATTCAACATTTCTAATAAATTGTCCAATAATAGTATCACTTAAAACATTACTATCTACTTCAGTAAAATCTCGAACCTGTGTTAAAAAATCTGAAAATGATATAGCCATTATGTTATACTCACTGTTACGTTGCCAATTGATGCATTCAATTCTCTTCTTCTATTTTGTAAAGAAGGATCGGCTGGTTTCATTGTGCTTATTACCACGCCACTAGTAGTAAACGTAGTTCCTGGTTGTGCTGTAATAAATGCAAAATCACCTGGTAAAGATAAATTTGCAACACCAACAGTTATGCCACCTGAGTTTGCTAAAGTTGTATCATTTGGAGCCACTGTTTTAGGTTGTTGAAATTTTTGTGGTCTGGTATTTTGTAAAGCAATTGCATCAGCCGTAAAGTGTCTTCTTCTTATTTGTGGACTTTTAGGTTCAAATTCTGAAGTGTGGACTAAAGAACCATTCCATTCTTTTACCATTTCATTATATGGAAAAGCCATACCAGATCTATCTGATATTGCCTGACTTCTTTTTCCTGTTGCCCATTTAGCCATAATTATATTCCATTCGGGTAAAACGATTGTGGTGTTATATATGTAGAAGCTCTTTGACCATCTTCATCTAAGGCTCTTTTTAGTTGATCTTCGTAAATTAATTTATTTTGTTGTACAAGCTGTGGGGCTTTTTTCATCGCTAAATAATAAGCAAGACCAGCGCACATGCATGGAAGAAATCTATAAACAACATCTGTGTCGTTTGTGTAAGCTCCAGCATCTTCTATACGTTTGATTACATAATATTTTAAAGTTGTATAAGTGTTTAAATCAGGAGCTTGATATAAATATATTTTAGGTGTAGTAGCTCTATCAACATAATATTGAGAAGGTTGTCCTAAGGCTAATTTGTTTGGTAATGCAGAATATGCTGATCTATCTAATTTAGTTAAAGCAACATCTTGTGTGTCTACTGTATTTGCACCTGCAGCAGTTGTTGAAACAAAAGCTTCTAAAACATCACTGACACCGGCACTAACACTATATTCAGCCTGACCACTAACTAATGCATTTTCATGTAAAGCAACTTTCCATAAATGAATTCCTCTATTACCCCATTCGGCAAATAACAAATCTAAACTTCTTCTAGCTGATCTAAGATCATAGCCAGAATTTGTTGTTAAGCCACATCTTTCGTATCCTTCTTCTATGACTTCATCTATATTTAAGTTAAAACTGGTTGTTCCTGAAGTTGCCATTCTTTAGTCTTATCCTTTTTGCGGTTGTACAATTTCTTGGATTGTATCACTTTTTGACTAAACTTTGA